TACAATCTAGAACGACTGCACAAGTAACAAACTCTCTTGCTAACGAAGCAATTGCTAACTCATCTATTACAACTCCTAAAACATATGGTTTAATGAAGATTGCAACCAGTCATGCTGCATGGGTAACATTGTATAGTGATACTGCAAGTAGAACTGCTGATGCATCGAGAGCAATCAATGCAGATCCATTACCAGGTTCTGGTGTTCTTGCTGAGGTTATTACTACAGGATCACAGACACAGTTAATTACACCTGGTGCTATTTGTTTTAACTCTGCTGGAACAGGAACAACTTACGCAAAAATAGTTAATAAATCTGGAACAACATCAAACGTAACAGTAACACTTACATACGTTACATTAGAGGTTTAATATGTCAGAGAAAATCTATGTTGTCACCCTTCACAACAAGGAAGACTTAGAAGGATTTTATACTGAGATGAAGGACAATGGGTTTCGTTTAAATATGAAACGTCCTATCAGTAGAAACACACACTATTGGATGACTGCTGAACAGGCAGAAGAACTTAAGTCTGATGCTAGAGTATGGGATGTTGAATTGCGTCCAGAAGAAAGGGGAATTTATCCTAAACCATATGCTACACATGATGATACTATAAAACCATTCCAAATAAATGGTACTTTCTGGAAAGATGATTCACAGGGAGCATCAACAATAGATACATCACAAGATTTAGATTGGGGTAAGTTACATTGTGCTGGTAACACAACACAGAGAGGCAAGAATAGTTTTGGTAGGATAGCAAATGGTGGAACTATAGAAAAGAAACCAGAAGTTGTTGATATATTTGGTGATGGTAGGAACGTTGATGTAGTTGTTTGTGATGATCCTTTAACAAGTAGTTGTAACGCATGGTCAAGTAACACAACAGAAACTAGATTCAAAAGTTATGAATGGTTTAATGAATTAAGTACGGAGGTTAACTCTATAGATGATGATGGATTAACAGAACCCACTGGTGCTGTATATTATTATGATGTTCCTGAGAACGTAGAGTATCATGGAAATCATGTTGCTGGAACTATAGCAGCAAAGTATCAAGGTTGGGCACCCGAAGCAAACATATATGGACTACAAATTCTAGGAACATGGCCAAGTGGTGGTGGTATTGCTGGTGGTCAAACACTCAATCCATTATTATTGTTTGATTACCTTAGAGCATTTCATAAAAAGAAACCTATAAATCCTGTAACAGGATATAAGAACCCAACAATATCAAATCATAGTTGGGGGTACAGTACAGAGACATCTTTAAAAGCAGAATTTCCTACTGGTATTCCACTCGCAAATGTAACTCAAATAGTATATCAAGGAGTCACATATAACTCTAGTAATCCTGGTCCTAGTGGATGGACATGGGCAGGAATAGAAGCAGACTTTGGTATCGGTCAATTCAAATGGAGTATTCCTAGTAACCTTACCTCTGTCAATGCTGATGTAGATGATGCTATTGCAGATGGTATCGTTGTGATTGCAGCTGCTGGTAATGATAACTTTCATGTAGTACCATCAGGTGATGCAAACTATAATAACAATGTTATCTTTCAAGGTTGGAATGGAAACAATCCACACTATTTTAATAGAGGTGGGTCTCCTGCTAGTTCTACCAATGCAATTATGGTAGGAGCATTAGATAACGATCATCAATTTAAGAGAGCAACTTATACAAACTTCGGTCCTAGAGTAGACGTCTTTGCACCTGGTACTAAAACATTATCTACATGGAATGACCCTGCTGTAATCACAGGTAATCTTGCAGGACAGGGAGTTGTTGATAATAGACATCCTGGCGGTGCAGACTGGGTGTATCCTATAAGTGGAACTAGCATGGCATCACCACAGGTTGCTGGTATTGCAGCATGTCTTGCTGGTGCAAGAAGAACAGATAGATTTAGTAATGATGATGTTCGTGCATACCTAAACAATACAAGTGTCTTTGGAGACATGACATTTGATACTAATGGCGGTTCGTTTTCTGATACCTCATGTAGAAAAGATAGTCCTAACAAATATTTAATTCTTAGTCCTCCCAGACCAGTCTCTGGATTGATGTATACCAACATGGGAGACAGACAAAGTGGAGCAGTATTTCCTAGGACTAGAAAATTATATTCTACAGGTGGTTTTCCTAGTGGACTTCTGTCTCAAGCATCACAACTACAAATAACAAAAGAGTGGAAAAATTTAGCTGGTGATCCTGCAACTAGTGGTACATTCACATACGATTCTAATTTATACATCCCTACAAACGAAGCAGGTCCCACTGGTTATCCAGTTATGATATGTTTACACGGTAATGGTGGAAATGGTGGTACTATTAATGATGCAATCTATGCTACACTAGGAGATCATATTAGAGTAGGTCCTAATGGTTCTGGAAACAGTTGGAATATAGTTAATGAAACAAGCGTAGGTCCTGACATAGAATACTTAAGAAATCTTATAAAATTATTGAAGACATTTACAAATGTAGATAGCACAAGAATTAGAATCTCTGGTATATCTAATGGTGCAGCACTAGCATGTAGAGCATTTGTTGAAATAGATGATCCTGCTGTTGATTTAATTATTCCTATTGTATCTCAGTTTCATCAGTATGAAGTAAACAATAGTACACAGTTCTTCATGCCAGATGATCATACTAATACTACTAGTTCTGCAGGAGACTATGGATATAATACTCAAAAAGTTCCTCCTGCTGGCAGAAAAATATTGATGATGCAGAATACTAATGACACTACTATACCTTATAATGGTGGTGCTGGTGTTGGTATTCAATTCATAGGTGCTAGACTATGTACATATCGTATGGCACAAGCCATGGGATGGGCAGGAGGAGAACAAAATGCTTCAACTACATTCCAAGGTGATTCTAATACACAAGTTTTTCGTTACAACTTTAATGGTAATGCAAACGAGGTAGTTCATTGTGCAAGTAATGGTGGACATGGTGTCAATGCAAAGATGATTACTTTGTTTGAGGAGTGGGTAGAGAGCGATGGTCAGACAATAACGTTGACTCTACCATCACAGACATACAATATAAATGTTACTGCAAATAGTAATGTTAACTATCAACTCAGTGGAACTGATAGAAATGGATCTGTGAGTGGTAATGATCCTACAGTTACTGTACAAGCAGGAGACACAATCAACTTCATTGTTAGTGCATCTGGTCATCCATTCTATATTAAAACTGCATTCACTGGTGGCGGTGGTAATCAGGTAACCACAGGAACTACAAATGGACAAGGAACTCAGAGTGGTACAGCATCTTGGAACACAACTGGAGTATCAGCAGGAACATATTATTATGTTTGTTCACCACATGCATCGTTTGGTATGGGTGGGTCAATCGTTGTCACATAAATAAACCTGAGCAGTAGTAACATTTGGTAGATAAATGGCAGATCGTTTTCCGTTAATAGTAAATGCGGTTTCTCAAAAGATTGAGGAACTGATTTCTGGTGACAATTTAGAATTGTCTGGTAATAATATAATCATAAGTGGTGACACAGGAGCAGGAAAATATCTTACCAGTAATGGTTCGGTGGTTTCATGGGGAACACCAGGTGATGTGTACCTAACACAAAACCAAGTCTTAGAAAATAAAACTTTTACTTCATGTGTAATTTCTGGATCGACTAATACTCTTTCCAACATACCAAACGCTGCTCTCTCAAACTCTTCATTCACTATTAACGGTGCTGCTGTTGCTCTAGGTGGAACTGTTACAACACCAAATGATAACACAACATATGTTATCAGTGCACAAGATGGAATAAATGCCAACACAAAAATTGTTAGATTAACTGCTGGTGGATCAGGTGGTGGAGATGATGATATTAATATTGCTATAGGTCCTCCTGCTGCTGTTCCTGCTGGATCTAATGCTCTTGCTCTAGCAATCAATAGAGTTGGTGACGCTATTACAATATCTGGTACAGCACCTGACGCTGATACTATAACAACATTGAAGTCTGGAACTGGTGGTACAGCACAGACTGGAGACGTAACGATTGCTGCGACTGGATCTTCTACAGTATCTCAGGACACAGCATCTAAAACAATCACGATCAACTCAACATATGTTGACACGATCACAAAGATGAGAGCAACTACAGGACAAGTATTAAATCCTGGTAACTTTACATTCTTAGATGGTGGTGCTACTACGGTTGCTCAAGGTGTAGATGGTAATGGTGACTCAACAATTACATATACATCTGTTGACACTATCACAAGAACAAAGGGTGGAGCAGCTGGATCATTTGTAACTGGTGATGTTGAGTTTACTGGTGGAGCAAACGTCACAGTATCACAAGCGGGTAACACAATTAGTATTGCTAGTGTAGATAATAACACAGTAACTAGACTCTCATCTGGTGCTAACGCTGTAACTGCAGGAGACTTTAAGTTTGTAGGAACTGGTGCTACTAGCATTTCACAAGCAACTGCTGCTGGTGTAACAACATTCACAGTTACATCTGTTAACTCTGATACTGGTGCAACACTAACATCATCTGCAGGAATTTTACTATCAGGAACAGATTTCCAATTAAAAAATGCTGGCAACTTTACTGGTAATCAATTATTAAAATGGGACTCTGGTAACAGTCAGATAGGAAACAGTCTTATTTCTGATAACGGATCTACTGTTACGATTGGCGGTGACTTAGTTGTAGATGGTACTCAGACAATTTTAAATACTACTACTTTAATAGTAGAAGACAATAATATAGAATTAAGAAAGGGAAATAATTTAGTTGGAAATGATGGTGGTGTACAGGTAAACTTAGAATCAGATGGTAGTGGATCTGTAACAAAATACCAAGCAATGCAATGGTATAACTCTGGTGGATATTGGAGAGGATGGGATGGTTCTGTTGAGAAGAGATTTGTAACAGAGTCAGAGACACAAATTCTTACTAACAAAACTCTTACATCTCCAACACTTACTGCACCTAATATTGGTGCTGCGACTGCAACATCAATCAATGGACTTATTGTTAGCACAACTGCATCCGCAACTATAGACATTGCAACATCCAAAATATTAGATATAAATGATTCTCTAACATTAACATCAGATAACCCTGCTGCAACAGTTGCTGTTAACTTTAGAGTTGGTGGAGACGTAGCATATAGATCTGATACTCTTGCATCATTCTCATCTACTACATCTACACAGATGCGTGGTTTGATTACAGATACAACAGGATTAGATAAGTTAGTATTCCAGACCAACCCTACAATTTTAACTGGTATCACCACATCATCTGCAGGATTTAATTTAGTTAACACTGGTGCTACAAGTATATTATTTGGTGGTGCTGCTGCAAGCATCGTCATGGGTGCTTCAACTGGTGATACAACTATCAACCATGACTTAATACTTAAAGAAGATCTCACTGTTGGTGTTGATACAAATGATAACGCTGTATTCAATGGTACTGTTAACATTGAAAATGATGACCTTACAATACGTGGAACATCTAGTGATCCAATGCAAATTGGTAGAGGTGGTGGTGCTGTAAATACAAACACTCGTGTGGGTACATCAGCACTTGCTGCAAACACTTCTGGATCTCAGAACACAGCATACGGTTACCAGTGTCTCTTCACAAATAATATTGGTGCATCCAATACTGCAATTGGTCACAGGGTTTTGAGGGCAGCGGGTGTTGCAAATAACAATATTGGTATTGGTAAAGATGCATTACTGGTTACACTTTCTGGTAGTAAGAACCTTGCGATTGGTAACAATGCAATGGAGACAAACCAGACTGGTGATGGTAACGTCTGTATTGGACACTATGCTGGTTATGATGTACAAGGTAATAACAACGTTCTCATAGGTCCTGCATACAACGAGACTTCTGCTGATGTAACATTCAGACCTCCTAATATTAGTGGAGATAATCAACTTGTTATTGGTTCTGGTGGACAAGCATGGATACGTGGTGACTCTAATTACAATGTTAGTCTTAGTCAAGAACTTACTGTAGATGGAGACACACTTATCAAGGGTAATCTTGTAGTTAATGGTACTACAACTACAGTTAAATCTAATATCGTACAGATTACAGACAAGGCAATTGAACTTGCTGCTGTTGTAAGTACACAGTTTACATGTACTGCTGTATCTGGATCTCCAAATATCGTAGCGATTGCTCCTACACTAGGACTGATACCTGGCATGGAGATTACATCAAACACTGCTGGTATTACAGTTCCTGCTGGAACAATCATTGTAAGTATTACAAATGACACAGCGGTATTGAGTAACAACGTAACAGGATCTGGTACACCTACATTCAGTGCGATAGGTCCTTCTGATACTTCTGCAGAAGACGGTGGTATTATTGTTAAAGGTACATCTGATAAGACATTCCTATGGAGAGGAACTGATGGTGGTGTAACATATAATAGTTGGACATCATCAGAACATATGGATCTTGCTTCTAGTAAGAACTATTATGTAAATGGTATTATGATTGCCAGTGATACTTCTAAAGTTATCGGACCTACAAATGGTGGTGGTCAAGGACAAATTAACTTAGGTGGTGGTGGAACTGCATACACACTTGGTAGTGCAGTCACAGGATCATCATTAACATCTGTTGGAACTCT